ACTTTCTGATGTGGTGACTTTCCTCGCGAACGGAACGGCCAGCTCGTTCGTTCTCGATGGCGGCACCTATTGATCGGAGCTACCAATGGCGAACACAATCAAGCACAAGCGCGGCACCTCTGACCCAAGTGCCTCAGATCTTGTTGTAGGCGAACTCGCCATTAGAACTGATACGGGCGTCGTTTTTACGAAAAAAGACGACGGCTCTGTTGCTGCAATTGCAGGTGGTGGCACTGTTGCGGACGATTGCATTTATGAAAACGCGCAGACAATCTCGACGAATTACTCGATCACCTCAGGCAAAAATGCCATGAGTGCTGGGCCAATCACAATCGCCTCAGGCGTGACCGTGACAGTAACCTCAGGGAGCACTTACACGATTGTCTGATGCAAAAGCCTGACCCACTAATTTGCGGCAAACCTGGGGCAGAAGATTTAACTGTTGCCAGGAATCGAGTGCAATGGCTTGAGATGCTTTATTTTTACGAAGGCCGCGACAACGTCGATCATCCTCAGCGTGGTTTATATACGGGGCTTTTTAAAAAACATCATTTATGGTCTCCTGGTAGTGACGAAGATTGATCCTGTAGATCACATTCAAAACCGTCCATTGACTGGGCCGGTTAATGTATCCAAGGAAAACGTTTTCTCGTTTCAAAATGATCAAATCTATTGTGACTGGTGCCGCCGTCATTGCGGTCAGTGCATTGGCCCCCCTGTCTGCGATCTCAGGCCCGTATTTCAACCCAGAAGCTAACGTCGGAGCTGGCGAAGACGGCGTGACCGGCGCAACCGTTGACCTGCACCTGGGCGCTAAGGGCGAGGGCTTTTTCGCTCAAATTGGCCCCATGATCCAGGTTCCTGATACCGGAGACACTGAGGTGGGTATCAGCGGCAAGGCGGGCTACAACTTTGGCGCGGGTTACAGCGAGCTGTCCTTTGCCAGCATCAACTCAGACACCAACTTCAACCTCAAAGTTGGCAAAACGTTTGATCTCTGAGTTATAACTTAGAAGTCTCCTCACACAGACAGCAAGAAGCCCTCGGGAGGGGGCTTTTTGTTTACCTAAAAACTATGGCTCAAAAAATTTTCAATCTGCTGAGTGTTCTTGGATTCACCGTTTCAACAAGCTTGGCTGTGATCGGCGTTATGGCTTATACGCGCGTACCGTCAATGATGAAGCTATATCTGAGCGATATGAAGCTGGAGCTGACAGAAACGATCCTCGATCAAGTGCCCGTCCCAAAGATGCCTGAGCTGCCCAAGGCAACTGGGCCCGCGATCAGGTCACCGTTTTAACTTGTTTTTAAGGCTCTACCCCCTGTAAACGCTTTGGCTATATGCCGCAAATTCGTGCGATAGGTGTGCGAGGCATTGGCGTCCCTGACATCTATGTGGGCCAACCAATCCCGCCACCTGTTTTACCAATAGCCCCACCGGTAACTTCAGCAGCGTTCCCAGTTATTGAGATGCCCGGATGCGTCCGTGCGCGTATTAGCCAGGGCGGCGGTGTCCAAACCTTTGAGGATGATCCACGCGGCACAGTAACGCTGTGCGATGGCTCGGTCCCTGTTTATGAAGCCCCTAACTACAGCCCCCGCGATTTCACATGGGTGCAGCCACCACAAGCAAACATGAAAAAGCCGGAGTCAAAAGCCCCGGCCGCAGTCCCTTCCCCAAGTGTACCAAGTGCCGTCCCAAGACCTTTAAGCTTGCGACAGGACAAACCGTGCCCACCGTTTGGCGCGAAAGAAATTGGATCGTTTAACAAATTAGGAACGCAGGTTCTTGCGGGTTACGAGCTGCAGGATGGTGAGTGCGTCAAGACCTGGGCCTCAGTCCCGGTCAGCCAGGTTGTTGATAATTACTTGCCGGACGTTGGCCCCACAACTTCTGTGGCGCTTACAGCTGCTTTTGCTACAACAGCTGCGATTTTGTCTAAGCCGATTGCGTCAGTGTTGCAGAAGCTGGCCAAGCCAATCACGAAGAAGGTTGTGAAGAAGCTTCTGTTGAAAAAGGAAGTACCGGTATCTTTGTCGGAACGAATCCTGGCTCAACGAGATCGGAATCGAGCACTAATGGCTTTGCGTCGGGCTGTGGGTAAGTAATAGCGTGGGTGTGACCTTCCACGGGAATTGGCTTGAGAACTACATCAGCACAGATTGCTTTGAAGGGACTGTTGTCAGACCAGCCATATCCATCCCGAATCGCCTGTTGGCACGCTTTTAAGCGCCCCATTTCGTAATTTAATCTTTTATCAGCCAAGCTCTGTTCATAAAGAGCAACCTGTTTTTCTGCAGCCTTGAGGCAAAGGTTTATAGCACGACGATCTAATGGTACAGATATTGTCGCAGTGATCCCAAAATTGTTGCTGTAGTTGCTCCGATACCCCGTCCTCATTGGTTTCATAAACAGGACTCGGCCAGGACTGTCGGGAATTCCGTCTGGTCCGTCCAAGCCTGTTTCTGGGTCAGTTAAGCCGTAATTATCGCTGTTATCGTAAACCGGTTCTTCATAATATTCGTTGTTAGGTCTACCCCAAGAGTGAACACCAGACACAAAAGGAGACACATTTAACGTTGCTCCGTCACATTGAATTCCAGAACCAAAGCTAAATTTTTGATATTGACCCGGTGTCACCTGCACAGCCTGATTAACAACTGAGCCGCTACTATTTGACACTGGAGATGCAGTTGCGCTGACCTGTGCAGCGGCAGGCCCGGTGTAGATCAAGCCGAGCAGCAGTGCAGTTGCTGTCGCTCTCATTGGCTAAAAGTGCTGGTGGAGTCGGTTACGCTTTCGATGATTGTTTCCCTGTCAATAATTACTTTTTCGATCAAACCGGGGCCCTGATAAGTCTCTGCAAACTGAAAGGCAGCGCCTGGCGTCGATTGAACCCAGCTGCTGCGATTGGCAAGGTCTAGAGCTGTGCTGCTAGCTGAAGGGCTCACGGTGCCACTGCTTGGCTCAACCCCAGTGCCCATCACTGTGTACTCCCAGCCAGTGCGGTGCGATTCCGAAATAATGCTCTCGCGTACTACCGTTTTCGACTCGGTATGGCTGGTCACCAGCCCCTGGGAGAAGTTAGGGATAACCGGCACCGCTGCCGCTGGTGATGCCAACAGCAGCAAAAGCGCACTAGCGGCTTTGTAGTTCACTGATCACCTGCCCAATGGCGCTGGTGTTCCCCAAGCCGGGAGCAATCGTGACGGTCCCAGCTGTGGTAACGCTTCCACTCAAGCCAGTGTTTGTGCCTGCGGCTGTGCTGGTCACATCGCCAAAGGCTGGCACAGCTCCAACGGTCGGGGCTGATGTGGGCACAAGATCGCCTTGCGAGTAGCTGGTCGCAAAGCTAAAAGCGTTACCCGCAGTCTTCTGTGTTGCGTCTGGAATTGTGATCGCGTTTACGCCGTTTGTAGCTGCGCCAAGTCCACCAAGGGCGTCGGCCGTGGTGTTGCCGCCTGCGGTGATTGACGTGTCAACTCCGTTGCCGCTGATGCTGTAGGTGTTGCCAAGGCGAACAGCCCGACTTGATGCTCCGCCTACATCAAGTTGCACTGAACTACTGAGTCGATGCGTGAGGTCAGCCTGAGCAGGTAAAGCAGCCGCCAATGTGGCTCCCAATACCAAAAGTGCGCGGGTCATTTGATGCCAGCTTTGGTGTCTTTGTTGTCAACGATAGTCGGCTTCTTATTGCCTCCTCCGTTGTTCTTGCGCTCAATGCCAAACGATGCCATTGCACCTGTAAGGAGTGACGCGACGAAAGTGTTGTCCATTTTCATTTGGGGGAAAATGCCTAAGTAAGAAGCAGTAAGCAGGGCAGCACTCCAAGCAAGCACCAAAGCCTTGACGACATCCGCCATACAGATACTTTCTTTTTCGTGGTTGTCTTCTGGAGTTTCTGCCATGACGCAACAGAGCTACGCTTAAAGGGTAACGATCAGGCCAAACCATGCTGCTGCTGATCCGTCCAATCCTGTTTCGGTTCTTGCAATCGGAGGGAGTGAAAAAACTGGTGGTCGATCTTTTAACCGCCTACGCCAAATCGACCGAATCACAAATAGACGATCAAGTCGTTGCCTTTGTGGTGAAGTCCATGTACCCGGAAAAAAGAATTGAAAAATGAAAATCTCCGTCTTTTCGTTGGCGGGTTGGTTCGTTGCGGGCGGCGCGGTCATGCTGCTGTTGTTCAGTTCAACGCTGGTTTTTATCAGCGGGTATACAGCTGGCGAAAGCGTTTGCAACCGACCATTATCAGACCGTCTGTAACTTTTCTGAGCGTGCTCAGTTTGCTGCCCTTCTTTCAACATTTTAGGGATGACTCGCCCTATCACCTGGCTGGCGTTGCGTCCCTACAAGATGCCATGCCTGCTGAGCTTCTACAGGAAGACAGCCAGTGGTTCGAGGCCTGGCGGGCTGCTGGGATTGACGAAACGGTCTATGTCCCTTATTTCAAACAAACCGATAACGGCCCCGATGGCTGGCGTGATTGTTTCGCCTCTTCCGCCGCCATGCTCGCAGCCAGCGTCAATCGGGTCTCTAGTGATAACGAGTACATCTTCCACTTATCCAGCTTTGGGGACACCACCAGCGTTGACGCTCAGATTCGCACGCTTCGGTTTTTGGGTTTGGATGTGGAGTTCACTCAAAAGGGCAATCCGCAGATGATCGAAGCGGCCATCTCTCGTGGATCCGCCGTTCTCGTTGGCTGGTATGACAAAGGCGATTTAACCAAAGGCGAACCGCCAATGTGCAATGGCATTGCCTGCGGCCATTGGTCGGTGATCACGTCGGTGCAGGGCAAACACAGCCCGGTTGGCGATCAGTATTACGTCATGCACGATCCCATGGGCTATCCACTCATGCAGAAAGGCGGCCATGATTTATCCCGGTCCGGCAAATCGGTTCAAATTCGTCAGTCTGAGTTCAACTACAGGTGGCTGATTGAAGGGCCGAATTCAGGTTGGATGATTACTGTGCGCGGCGTTTAATGCCTAGGCGCTCAGCCTTGATGGCCGCCAAAAGTTTGGTGTAGTGATCCTGGCCCGCTATGAAGGGCGAGAAAAACTCGCCCTCTAAGATCAGCCCTAATTTGTCCAGCTCTCGAAAGGCTTGGAGTTCAGGGCCTGCCATCAGAACGGGATGTCTTCGGCATTGGCTTGGATCGTCACATTGCCAACAGACTGCGTGGCTGGGGCCTTATGCGCCTGGGGGCTGATGGTGCCGTACCAACCGTCGTCATCTTCTTTGCCAGGCTTTGCATTGAAACCAGCTCGGATGGCTGTATATGTTTTGTTTTCTTTGGTGTCAAAGTCCCAAACCTCCATTTCTTTGTGCATCTCAGGATCATCAGCAAGGTTCATCAAGTGTTGGCAGAAAGCCGGAACTGACTCAAGAGGGATCCTGAGCACCAGCCTTTTGCCGCCAGGATTCCATTTGTGGTCTGCGTCGTTTTCATAAATGCTCCATTTGCCAGAAACGGGAAGAGCGGGGATGAAATCAGCCATTGAGTTTGTCGGGGGTAATGGAGTTGGCCAGCTCAAAGGCCAGCACGTCATGAAGCTTGTATCTGATGCGTGGAGCGCGGGGGCCAAAGACCTGCCGCACTTCGTAAAAAGCGGGCCCAGTGCCTGCCTGTCGGTAACGGCGCAGGGTGTTTGGGTGTTTGCCCCACCGCTGCGCTAGCTGCTGTTCAGAAAAGTAGGGCCCGGAATAGTTCGGGTCATAGTTGGCCTGGATCATGGTCATGCGGTTGCCACCTTTTCAACTTCGGCTTTTCTTGCTTTATATGCCTTCATTAGGTCTTGTTTGTGGGCGTCGGTGAGTCCAGCATCGGTTCCATTTTTGTTTTTGCCGTTTCGGATGGCGACATCCATGGCCATCCAGTCAGTCCCAGGGCCAGAGTTATTAATTTTGGTTTTCCAGCTATAAAAGGCGCCCGTTTTAATTTCTTTTTCGACGATCTCTTGGGTGCGCTTGAACTCCGGGCTAGGCGTTGGCCGGGGCTTTGGTGCAGGGTCTGAACCACGGGTCAGGTTTTCGGCGTTCTCCTCCTTGTCATACAAGGGCAAACCAAACTGGTTGCCAAACGTGCGAAGGGCTCGCTTAATTGCGTCAGTCTCGGCACCTTTAACGGCGTTTTCATGGTCGTGGCTGTTATCACCTCCCCACCCTTCACGGGTGACACCACCGGCACGGACGCGAACGCGGGCGATATATGTGGGTTGTTTTTCGTTTACACATTTCATATCAAGGGTTTCACTGCTCCATCCATCGAACCCAAAAATACGGTTTGCTTCTGAGATGGCGTGTTCGCCGGAGATGTAATCGAGCGTGCGACCTCCAGCGCCCTTGCGTTTTTTGACATTGTTGAGATCAAGAGGTGCAGCCAAGGCATCCTTGGCGGCTTGATCTAGAAGAATCGTGGACATGTCCATTATTTGAAGGCCCAAGCGGGCAGTGAAAGGGTTTGCGGTTCTATCGGGGTGTGCCCCGGCCAGTTGTTAAAGACTCTGCAGTTTGCGATCAGGTCCAGGGCCTTTTTGCGTAAGTAGCGGCCTTCTGCAATCGCGTCATCATCAAGGCGATATATGCCGATCTGATGAGGCGGCTCACGTTCAACAACTACAAAGACAAAACGCTTCATCTGGGACATCTCCAGATAGTGGGCGCATTGCAGGTGGTAAGAAAAATTGGCCACCTGTTTGGCAAAATTGGCTGGGCTTGCCCCACCAGCTGCCACCGTCTTTAAATCAACAATGGTTTCATCTGGGGTGATCCAATCCAACCGAGCTTTTATCTGCAGGCCTGTCGAATCGTCTTTAGCGAAAAAAGATTGTTCAGCTAACCCATCAACAAAAAAGGTGTTGCATAAAAGGTCGCCATTTACGGCGTGATTCATGCCCAGTGCCCTTTCATATTGGGCCAAAGTGACGGGTTGCCGACCATTCTCTATGGCTTGCTGAAACTCTTCTTTGCCTGCCTTGGTGTTGCGTGGGGCGCAAACTTGGTAGTTACTTTGTAACTTGTCAGGTTCAAGGATGAAGCAGTGGGTCAAGCTGCCTTCAATCATTTGAGGGCTTGGTTTACGTTCAACACGTCCACCTTGATGCTTCATCCAATAAAGAAGTTCTGGAGACTCCAAAGCCTGTTTCATGTCGCTTTGGCTGTAGCCAGGGTTGCTGAAATAATCGACTTCCGAGACGTTCACTTCACGTCCTCCCGATCCCAATGGATGCCGCCAGGACCATATATGCCCTGAAGCTGAGGCCAGGTCCGCAAGATTTTGGCCACGTTGTCCGGGTCAGCGACCAGGCCTGCGGTGGCTAACTTCCGCTCGAAGTCGCCCCCATGCACCTGGGCAATATGGAACATTCGGGTAATTTCGCTTTGAGTCATTTGGGGCCTAGAGTCTGGATGGGCAGACTTCAGAAGCGATGCCAGGGGTGGTTGAAGCACTGGGGTTTGTCCTCCTATTTGTTGTTTGAAAAAGTAAGATCATTCCAAAGGGTTTTGAAGTCATCTCCTGTGAGTTGACCCTTGAATCGCTTGACTGCGCGATGACACCAAACAAGATTGTTGTGATGAATCACCTTGGCTTCCCCGTAAACTGTGACCAGTTTTTTGGGAATATCAAGCGTCACTGCAGCAGTTTCTTCGCCTCCAATCTCAATAACTGCGTTGGTGTAAAAACAGCGGCCGTTGAATTTGTCGAACATCTGTTGGAGCCAATCAGGGCTGTAGCCCTCGATGTAGCAAGAACCATGAGCAGATGCAGGGCCGCGATTGTGTTTAAAGTAGTTTTGAATTGAAATCCTAGTGATGCACTGATGGCAAGTTACCCGGTGCATTGCTTGGGGCCTTTTGCAGCAATTTGTGCATAGGCCAACAGCTGAAGCCTTTTGTCGGTTTTGAAGACTTGGCATAACTCTTGCTACTTACTTTGCAGCGCCTCGCAGGCGGCCTGCACGCCCAGGCGGCAATCGCGTTCCGTCATCTGGTCCATCGTGCCGGTCAGAGAAACGAAGAAGGCACCGCCAAACAGCATGAACAGAAAAGTGGTGAAGGCTGGAGCAAACCACCGGGGGCTGCCGGGGTCGTTGTAAAGCTTGGTGCTTTGGTAACGGACTTGTTTCATTGGTTGGGGGGAGAAAGAAGGCCCCCAAAAGGGCCGGGGGATCAAACGCGGGAACGCAGTTCGGCTTGGATCATTTCGACGATGGACACCAGGCGGTCTTTTCTTGCAGAGTTGTTGGTAATAACGGCCTGAGAACTCATTTCGAGCGAGTTGTCCATCAAGACCAGGGTGGAGATGGTCTTGCAGCGTTCGGGGGTCCAGAGGTTCATTGGGGTGGTTGGAACTGAAGTCAGTATGACTCCGCCTTGGTAGGTGACTAGTACCCCTTGTGCAGCCTTTTAGGTTGGCACAAGAAAAGGGGCCGAAGCCCCCAGGGTCAATCAATAAATTCCAGGCGCTTGCGCTCCTGGGCCAAGTATTGGTTGAGGTCTTTAACTAGCTGCTGGTGCTGTTCTTGCACCTTGCGGTCTAGTTCTTCCTGGTGGGCCACAAGGGCTTTCAGGTAGTTAGATCCAAGATCCATGGGGTGGTTGCGTGGGCCTATTCATTCTGCTCCTTGTGGTCGGTGTTTGGTAGGGATTGTGCAGGCTCGTCAGTTGGCACAGGAACGGTGTTCATCCCATGCTTTGCCAGTAGTCGCTGAGTCTGCATTGCAACTGCATACCTTCTCGCGCTCCTGTTTTCTTCTTTTATCTCCTCGTGCTTCGCCAGGGCCTGCCGAAACTTTTTGTTCTGCTTACTTATCTTCTGATGCCATTCTTTAGCAACGTCTGCTGATCGGGCTTTATTCCTTTCCTCCCATTCTTTCAACTTTGCCTCGTGGAACCGTTTTCGTTCGGCGACTGCTTCGGCTTGTTGTCGCTTCCTTTGGGCTTGATACTTCCATTGACTAATGACATGACAAAACAATTGTTTTGGATCCAGGTAATAGTGGGTTTTGCTTTTCTTGCCTGGCTCATAGCCAAAATGTCCCCTAGGCATCGCGCCGATGCCTTGATGCTTGTCCCATGGCTGTTTATCGCCTCGCCACATAGCCCGGATGACTTGGTCGCTTAAGTCTTTAGCGGCGCGTTTCTTGCCCATGCCAAAAATCTTTTGCTGAACAATCACACGGCGCACTTCTGACAATGCTTCAAGCTCGGGCAGCCATCCCCGTTCTTTGAATCTCAGCAGGATCTTTTCCACACGTTGCATCTTGATTTTGTGCCTAGCAGTTGCGCGTCTGCTGATTTCGTCATTGACAAACTTTTGCAGGATCTGTAACTCGTAGTCTGTGCAGCTTCTAAGGGATGCCCCATCCTTAAGGATTGCCGCAGGCCTAACGGCAAATTTTTCAGTCCTTACGATTGGCTCCCGCTCGGCGTGCTTCGGCTGCTGCTTAAGAGTTTCTAACTCCTCATGCCATTTTTGATACCTGTCTGGGTGATGGCCCATTTGGGTGATCTTGTCGTGCAGCCAAGCACGACGTTTTAAAGTCTTGTCTTGACTATTGCCGTGGTCGTGGTCGTACATGGGGTTTAGGTATTTGCTCATTGCAGTTCCTCCCGAAGGTTTTCGATAGCGGCCAAAATGTCGTCGGCGCTGCCCTCACCGACGTGGCCAATCAACAGCAGGTCTCTACGGGTCAACGCCATGACAGCCCCGACGTTTTTGTAACCACGCCGCCATAGAGCGTTATGAGCACGGATTGGCAGCATTAGCCGATCAAGCGGGATTTCATGCAGGCTTTCTTTTTTTGGTGGCTCTAGGGCCTCGCATAATTCGCGGATATCTTCGCGGGTTAAGGACTGGCCCTCTGGGGTATCCCAAGCCATGACCCCATTGGCCAGGTCTTCACGGATCAAGCTGGCCACGTAGGACAGCTGGGGTTTTGTTAATTCCATAAAACAGGGGTAAATAAGGCCGGGGTTGGCAAGCCTGCGCCCATAAGCTGGCGACTCCTCTCTGTTATCCCCGGGAAGGCCCGAAGGCCTCAGAACTGAGCAGCGAGGCCGGTGGCCAGGTGCTTGAAGAAGTGGTGGAAATCGCCGTTGCGGAAATCCAGTTGCTGAAGGATGCCGGTGATTTGCTGGCGCTCTTGGCCCTTGGTGCTGAGGATGCGATCGATCACAACGTCGGTGGTGATGATGTGCGAGTCGCCGGTCGTAGGGCTGGTGACTTCGTAGGTATTGAGGGTGAAGACTTTCTCAGCGAAGAAGGTGGAGAGGTTCATGGGGTGGTTGACTGAACTGAGCTAATTATGGGCCTGGCTGGTAGCCAAGTGGTAGGGATTGAGCAGCTTTTTAAGTTGGCACAACCCCTAAGGCTGAAGGCCTCACCAATGACGCTTGGTGATGGTCTGGGTTTTGGCCTTGCCTTCTGCCCAGTCCCAAAAACGAACCTCACGGCCA